ATCTCAAAATATGACTACTGCTTGTATTAATGCGTGGGAGCAGTTTACATTAACATTTACATCTACAATCACAGGTGAAGCCCATTTATGTTGGAATATGTTCTATGAAAATGGCGCAAAATCATATTGGCTCGATGATCTAACAATTAGTTAAAGAGGAATTAGAAAATTATGGCTATTATCGCTAATGTAGTAACAGAAACAGGGGCAATCTTCCCCCAACAGTATATTCGAGTAGATAATGTGACTGCTCATAAGGATAGAGTGTCTATATTTGCAGGAATTTATATGAATGAAGAACTGAAAAATACACCTCCACATAGAGCAGAAATACTATATGGGGAATTTGACTTATATTCTGAATTGAATCTATGGGAGCAGGCATATATTGCTATAAAGCAAATGTGGCCGGAATATACAGATGCTTAACAATAATCTTATCTTAGGCTATTCGCAGGCAGTTGCTTATTCTGAATATTCTAAAACGAATATGGGTTACTTTGCCTTAATTAAAATAAGTGCTCCAACTGCGTTATATAAATTATATTTAGGAGCAGTTCAACTTACAAATATATATTTTGGAAATACAAAAATAAACTCAATTTATTTTGGTTCAAAACTAATATCATTAAATTAACAAGGAAATAAAATGGCTAAATTAGAAATACCTACAGTTTCTAAACCAGAAATTGTTCAAGAACCTGTAGTGCAAGAAGCAGCAATTGAAGAACCAATGGAAGAAATTCCATTTACAGAAGAAGAAGTAAAAGCATACTCAACTCCAGCAAATTGGAATATCAATTCAAGCGTTGAAGACCCCGAATATATTGAAGCAGTAAACTATAGCACAGGTGAAATATTTGAAGGCACTATTGATGAATTCAATACCTTTTTGAGAGGTTAATATGGCTGTGTCAGCTGAATGTCCAAAAGCTTTATCGGATACCAAAATTAATATTGAAAATCATTTAGATGCAATACGCTTTAAAGGTCTTGGACCAGCTGATCCTACGCAACCTAATGATGAATTCTGGGCTGATAAAGCAAGAAAATTTGGTGTATTGATTGGAGATGCAAGAGGCAAATTATGTGCCAATTGTAGATTTTATGTAAATACAACATTTATTAAAGAATGTATTATGAGTACAGATACTCGTAATGTTAAAGCATCGGAATTGCCACTAACTCCTAAGTGGAAAGACATAGAAAGCTTTCCAACAGCTTATTGCACATTGTTAGATATTACATGCTCTCCAATCAGAACGTGTGATTTTCAACAAATGGGTGGACCAATCGACGATGAAAAGTTTGAACTTCCTCAATATAGAGATATGCTTATGGAAGACATGATGGAGGAAGATGAATAATGTCTATTGTAAATGCAGCACAAGATGTAGTAAAAACAGTCGGTGATCCTTCTTCAATATATGAGTCTATGAAACCTATTTGGGATAGAAATAGAGCTATTTGTAATGGAGAAAGATTTGTAAAAGATTTTGACAATATGATTGATACAGTATCTTTCAAGAATGTATTGATTCCTTTTTCAAATTCAATGTCTCAACCGCAATATAATTTCTATAAAGCAGAGGCTGAATTACCTGGTATTGTGTCTCAATTCACAAAAATGTTGGTAGGCGGTTTATTGCGTAAACAGCCTTTATTGACATTGCCAGATGGCGTAAGTGAAGATGTGCACAATTGGATCATAAATGAATTTGGCAGAGATGATTCTTCATTATCTTCTTTTTTAGATATTGCCTTACTTGAAGAAATTCAAACTTCAAGAGCGTGGGTGTTTGTAGATTATCCCAAGGTTATCAATCCGGATAATATGACAAAAGAAGATTTTGCCAAATTAAAACCATATCCCATTCTTCAAAAAGCAGACACAATTATTAATTGGAATGTCAGAGAAAATGAATTCGGTAAAAATATTCTCAGCAGAATAATCGTGAGAGGGTTAGAAGAATCATTTGTGGATAATGAATTTCATCCTTCGTATATTGACACAGTATGGGTTCATGATTTAGATGAATCAGGCTATTATCGTGTTCGTAAATACTCTAAAAAGGTTGCTAATGCCGTAAATCAAGTAATTAATGGCATAGAGTATAAAGACTATTCAAAACAAAAAGATATCTTTGAATTGGTCGAAACATTTGAAAATATCCTTATAAATGGTGAGAGACTTTCATTTATTCCTGCTTGGCCTTTAAATGGTTCAATTGATATTGTGGAACCTATTATTTCTACAATTGTAGATAAAGAAGTATCACTGTATAATAAAATGAGTAGAAGAAATCATTTGTTATATGGAGCAGCCACATACACACCTGTAATTGCTTCAGATATGTCGGATGATGAGTTTTCTGATATTGTGAATAAAGGCTTGGGTTCTTGGTTAAGAATTAGACAAGGCGATGTAGCTACTGTATTGGAAACACCCACAGCAGCTCTTCAAGATATGGACAGAGCAATTGCTTCATCTATTGAAGAGATGGCTAAACTAGGTATCCGTATGTTAACACCTGAGACAGATCAATCAGGTATTGCTTTAGAAATTCGTAATGCAGCTCAGACTGCTCAATTGGGAACTTTAAATACAAAAGTATCAAATACATTAAGACAAATTATTTGCTTTATGATTAATTGGAGATTTAATTTAGGTCTAAATGTAAATGATATTAAATTTTCATTATCGGCAGATTTTAACCCAATACCCTTAGGCGCTGATTGGATTAGATTGGCAACTGAATGGTATCAACAAGGTTTAATTCCTAGATCTGTTTGGCTAGACTTATTGAAACAAAATGATTTAATAAGCCCTGAATATAGTGATGAAGAGGCTATTAAAGAAATTAACAATGATAATCTTATAATACCTGCTGCACAACAAAATACGCAAATGGAAGGTCCCTAATGCCATTAAAGAAAGGTTATTCTAAAAAGACTATATCAGAAAATATTTCAACAGAAATGAAATCTGGTAAACCTCAAAAACAAGCCGTGGCAATTGCCTTGGAAACAGCTCGTAGAGCTAAAAGGAAAAAGAAAAATGGCTAAAAGTAAGAAAGGCGGCGGTGGTCGCAAGTGTTGATTAACTAGGAGTCTGTATGGCTATTAATGCAAATACACAAATATATGATAAGGCAATAGATCGAGCGGCAATGATTCGCTTGTACGAAAGAAAACTAAATAATAAAGTGGAGTTGGTAATTAATGGTCATACAGTTCGAGTTGATAAACTTATAAGAGAGGCCAGTCTGACTCCAGCTGGTTTTAATCGATTAAGAGATGCAGTTGATAAAGAGTTACAAAAGACTTATAAGGAAGCTTATAACATTTCTAAAAGAGGCTTATTGGATTTAGCAGCTGATCAATTATCTTATGTGTATCAAAATATTGAAACAGCAATGGGCAATATTTGGAAAACAGAAAGACCTCAAAGACGTATTGCAGAAGAAATTGTTCTTGAAAAACCATTATTAGAAAATAGAACATTGGCTGCAGGATGGTCAGGTGTTTCTTTAAATGAGAAAATGAGAATAGAAGCAGCTATTAGAAAAGGTATGGCAGAAGGTAAATCTGTAGACCAAATTGCTTTGACTATAAGAAAAGGTAATATACACAATATTACACGTATGCAATCTAGAGCGTTGGTGGTTACGGCAATGACATCTGTCCATGCTCAAGTAGATCATGCTGTTTATAAAGCCAACGAAAAAGCTTTACAAGGTTGGCAGTATGTTGCTGTATTGGATGCAAGAACAACACCTTTATGTGCTCATAGAGATGGACAAATATATCCAATCGATGATCGTGAGCACTTGCCTCCAGCTCATTTTAATTGTAGATCTACAACAATCCCTGTATTTAAATCTTGGAATGATATAGGTTCTTTAGAAGGGGTTGCTCAAGTCAGAAAAAGAAATATTAGTAAATTGACAAAACAACAAATTGCTTTTTATGACGGTCAAACTCCTTTAAGAGAAACATACAACGATTGGCTATTGAGACAACCTAAAGATGTACAAGCTAGACATTTAGGTGACTATCAAAAAGCAGATTTACTTAATTCAGGTAAGTTGACCGTAAATCAATTTACAAATGCAAATGGAGAAGGTATTGGCATTAAACAATTAAGGCGTATGACAGACTCTACATATGATGTAGAAGGTGATACGATTAAATTTGCCAATGCTAAAGCTAAATTAGATATGATGAAATTATGGGCCACAAATCCCGATGACTTCATCAACAATAAAGAATTGGCACAAACACTTAAAGATTATTACTTATTACAAACTAAAGATCTTAATGGTGTATTATCATATACCAATTATCGTGGAAGCTTGCTTCATATAAAGAAAGCAACGAGAAATAGAGTATTAAACTCTCCACCCAGAGAAGATCAATTAATATTTAACCCTGCAACAGGGAGATATGAAGATGTAAGACTATATCAGCCTAATCCTTATGTATTAAATAATAATTTGCGATTAGTTGAAGAAAGTAAAGATTTACTAGATAGAGATAAAGAGTTTATTAAAAATATTAATGATGATTTGTCTGAGTATATGAGCATAAATGAAAGAGCTGCTGTTGTAGATAATCTTCGTATTACTTTTGGTAGACAACGTATAAATAAAGATGTATGGACTAATTTTAAAGCTGTATCAAACTCTCAAATGAAGTTTGATGTAATGAACGTTTCAGACACAATCGAAACACAATTACGTAAAGATCAGGATTTGTTAAAACGACTTAAGCAAGCTAATTATATCGATCCTGTATTAGGTACTACGCAATTGGATGACTTAAGTATAAATTTCTTAAGCAATATTCGTGCAAGAAATAATTGGGAAGATAAAGTAGCGCCTAAAATTGCAAAAGAACTTAGAACTATATTTGATCCTACATTACCTGTTAAAATAAGAAGTAGATTATCTGAAGATGATTTACACCAATTTTATTTAAAGTTTGCACATAGATTAAGTTTAGCAGACTCACCTGACAGAGACCAGTTTGCTGTAGCATTAGGTAGGGATTTATACAATCTTGCTAATCTAAATGGCTGGAGAAGACAATGGTATGATTTAGGTATGAAAATACTTAACTCTAAAAATGTAAGTAAATTCTTTGAAGTAGAAACATTTGGTGTTCAAAAACGAAGAATGAAGTCTAGAATGTCTGGGCAATATTTTGGTCCTTATTATGATACTATGGCTTATAACATTCGTGTTGTAGATCCTAGAATTCAAGAATATGCCAGATTACAAAGAAAGGTAGATATTGGTTTACGTGTAAGTGTAACGGATGATAAAAATCGGTTAGTATTTCGCGAAGGTTATAAAACCTATCATATTGATAACGGCATATTAGGATTAGAGGATACAAGAATTCCGATTACATCTACCAGTTCATTCAGTGATTTTCCTGAAGAATTTGTGGACAAAAATATGGTGGATGCTTTGACATGGGCATCTAAATCTAAATATCGAATAGATGAAGATTTTTATGATTTTGTAGACAAATTGCTTTATTTCAAAGATGATAAAGGGAAGGCTGCTTACTATGATGGGCTTAATGAATATAAACATTATATTTCAGCTCGTGGTGATGCATACGAAAGATTCAAGGCTATGGATTGGTTAAGAGCAAGTGGTAAAGCATTTTCCAACCATCCATTTATTGACCATCGCGCTCGTGTGTATGATCGTGGATTAATTGGTCCACAATCAGGCGAAAGCTTTAGGCCATTTTTAAATACAGAAATTGAAAAGAATTTTAGCCCCGATGATTTCTTTAATTTTCAAGATCAAATAGGGTCTTTCTTAGGTGGTTTGTCTGATGAATTTGAAGGTAATTTCAATTCATTATCAAATACTGGAAGACAAAAAGTTGCTCAAAAATGGCGTAAGGATTTGGTAGACATTGGTAATTTAATGTTATCAAGAAAACCTAATGACATTCGTAAAATTTTAGAGCACCCAACTGTACATATGGTAGAAGGTGAAGAATTAGGTAAGTTCTTCAGATTTGCAATAGAGACAGCTAAAATTGATAACTATCTCAAAAAGACTGCAGGCAATTTTCCAGACAGAGGCGAATTGTTTCATATAAGCACAGTACCACTTACAAATACAAAATTCACACCCCGTATACCCTCTAACTTTTTAACTGAGCAAGGGTTTGAAGATAATACAATAAAAAGAATTTCATTTGCAGGTGACATTGATTCAGCATTAAAGGCAATGTCAATGAATTTAAAAGGTAAAAAGCTATATGTGTATAAAGCGCCTAGTGATACTAAATTCACAATTCCTACAAAGGCTCAAGTACCTGATGTAGATATTACAAACGAAAAGTGGGTAACGGAGCCTGTGGAGGTAGAGCTGCTTGGTGAAATTCAGGTTGGCACTGCTATTGAAAAACCTTTCAAATACACTTATGGAAACAATGAGGCAGAGTTATATGGGTGGAATTGGAAAAAGATCACAAGTGTTGATCCATATTCTTCTCAGAACTTAGAAAAACTTCGTAATTACAAAACAGCCTTAGCTCTTGAACAAGATGCTTCATCATCTGGCGCTCAAATTATTGCATTGACAACACGTAATAAACAATTAGCTGAATTATCAAATGTAGTCCCCACAACACAAAAACGTCGTTTATATGATGAGATTGCTGCAGCTACATATAATGATCCTCGATTTAAGATTATAAATGAAAAATTAGGACTTAATGAAAAAGATTTACGTAAAGCAGCTAAGGCTCAAAACATGGTTACATTTTATGGTGCCGGTGAAAGAACTGGTGTTATGAATGTAGAAGGTAAACTTGCTAAAGTATTAGGCAAACAAGGTAATACATTGGTTGTAAGTGCAGGTGATCGTGATAAGGTATTGGAGGAGATATCTGCCAGAGCTGCTAGATATGAAAAGTTTGATCCTGAAACTGCTATGGAATTGAAAGAACTTAGAGAAAATGTAAAAGATATTTTCAATAAAGGTTTAGATCCTGGAGACGATATTCTTGAACAACTTTATTTTCTAGAACCAAAGACTTATGATTTAGTTGAAAAACTTTCTCACGATTATAATATGGTGGTAACACCTGGTGATTTTAAAGCAATTGCCAAAATCATGAGCGAGCATTTAAGAGAGCAAGTCCCTATCCTTAAAGATTTTACACGATTTTTTGGGAGATTGGCTGAAGATTACTTAAATAATGCTAAACCATCTAATGCTGCTTTTGATTGGAAAACAATTGTTAAACAGCAAATATTAGGCTCTGAAAAGAAAGGTTATGTGTTACCAGATACACTAAGTAGAATATTAGGATTAAAAGCTGGAGAAGCATTATCTGAAAAGGCTTTAAAACGACTTAGATTTTATAAACCAGATAGTAATTTACACGATATGATTTATGGTGTAAAAGGTCCAAAAGCAAGAGCAACAGGTGGAAAATATTTTAAATTATCTGTAGTAGTTCCTAAAATACCGACTGTTTCCAGTTTATTAAAAGGTGAATATTTTAAAGAAAATAAAATATTTGAAGTAGAATTATTATCCGCCAATAAATTACCTAAATCATGGACCAATGTGCCTTGGGTAAATTTTGATGGAAAAGTAATTGAACAAAACTTTACTCAACAATTTGAAGAAAGATTGACTTACAAAAATAAACAAGGTGAATGGACCACCAATATTCTTCAAGTTCCTCAAAAGACTGAATTAACTTGGTGGGAAGAAATGATGAATAAGGATGGTAAGATTAATGATATTGCCAATGCAACTAAAGCAAGAACTGCTTTCGCAGTAAACGGTAATCATTCAAACGATGCTGTGATTGTTAAGAATTTCCATTTATGGGGAAAAGAAAATAATATAGCAACCAGCACTATTCATGATGCTTTCTTTGCAAATGCAGCTGATATGCTGAAAGGTAGAAATGCCTTAAGAGGTATCTACGCTAAAATGTTAAATAATAATGTTATCATTAATACTTTAGATGAAATGCTTGCAAGAGGATTCCCTAAAGAATTGTATGACAAATATTTACAAGAAGCAATTGATATAGGCTTAGTACCTATTGCAGGTAAATCCACAGTCGGTGGTAAAGTATTGACCGAAAAAGATATCTTAAATAAAGAAGATATTTTACGTGAAGTACCTCCAGGATTTGATAATGATTACGGATGGTACGGAGTTGGTTAGTCGAGCTGTAAAATTAACCCACTAATTAGAAAGTTAGTGTATCTATACAAAAGATAAATTAAAGATTTCCATTAGATTATAAAGACTGTGTCTTTTAAAAAATATGAGTTGTACTCAAAGGTGAACAAAATGGCTGAAAATGAAAACGAAAATGATAACTTGGATAAGTTAAACGAAGAGCAACGTAAGAAAGATCAAGAAATGATTGACAAATTGGTTCAAGAACGTGTTGATAACAGTTTGAAAGATATTAAATCAAAGCTTGATAACGCTTATAGTAGTAGAGATACAGCTCTAAAAAGATTAGCAGAATTTGAACAAAAAGAAAAAGAAGCAGAAATTAAACGTCTTCAAGAAGAAGGTAAGTTTAAAGAAGCTTTCGAAATGCAGTTAGCAGAAGAAAAGGCAAGAAGAGAAGCTCTTGAAAAACGGAATATTGAGTTAACCAGAGATTTAGATGTAAAGTCAGCTTTGAACAGTTATGAGTTCAAAAACCAAAAAGCTATCAATATGGCTTTTGCTGAAATATCAAGTCAGTTGGTTCAAAACGAACAAGGAGTTTGGGTTCACAGATCAGGTGTCTCTATTGTAGATTTTGTTAAAGTCTTTTGTGAAAACGAAGAAAATGCTTTTCTGTTAAAAGTTAAACAAAATTCAGGTTCAGGTTCTTCAGGATCAACGCCGAACAATAACCTTCAATCTGGCACAAAGAAATCACTATTTGAAATGTCTCAGGATGAAGTATTACAAATGGCACGAGATGGAAAACTATCTCGTAAGTAAAACTTAAGGAATAAAAATGACAGTAATTACAAATTTGTCAGGTGCAGAACAATTTGTTCTTCAAGAAAGCATTAGCGCATACTCGGATGAAGCGTATACAAATGCACGTAAATTGTCCAGCACAGCTTTGGTAGGTTCAAATCCAAATATTGATCCAACCACAGAAACTTTTATTGGTCAAGTTCGTTGGTTTAAACCTTTGAACCCACAAATTAACGTTGCCTCTTTGACCGACTCAACTGAAGGTAGCAAAACTAACTATAGCTCAGATTATCTGACTTATATTAAAACCGTTCGTACACACGGTGCAGAGAAAGTAAATCTGCAACAAGTTGTAACACAACAAGACGGTCTGGCCAAAATTGGTCGTGACTTCGGTGAAACCAAAGCTCAAGATGAGCACAATGCTGTATTGTCAGTATTGAAAGGTGTTGCCCTGTCTGAAGTATTGTATGGTGCAGCAAGCGCATCAGGTCAAGCTGGTCTGGGTGGTCAAACATTCGACAACGATCCTACATCTTTGCGTTATGGCTTCTATGTGGACTTGGGCAGTGCTAAACCTGTAGTTGCTCCTTCTGTAGCTGTACAAGGTGCTTCTCGTGCCGAAGGTTTCTTGAATGCTGTTGGTATGGCATATAAAGACTATGAGCCAGAATATTTCTATCTGGTTGTAAGTCCTGAAATCGTAGCTTCTTTGCGTTCTGCCAACTTGGTAGATAGCATTGTTGTTACCGATGGTAATGTTAATTTCAACACCATTTTCCAAGGCAAATTCCGCTTGATTCAAACTCGTGCAAGCCAAGGCTTCTCAAGTGCTGAATTGGCAAAAATCAACTCTGCTGCAGGTATTGACATTGTAGGTACAAAAACCTCTTTCGTTGTACTGCCAGGTGCAATTGCTATGGCTCCTTTAGCTGTTCCAGATAGCACAGAAATTTATCGTAATGCAAACGCTTATAAAGGCGGTGGTGTTACTTCTATCTGGTATCGTTGGGGTTATGTATTGGCTCCTGCAGGTTATGACTGGAAAGGTGCAACCAACAAATTCCCTTCAGATGCAGAATACAAATACGTAGTAGAATCTGGTACACCTAAGGCTTTAACTGCTTGTGCAGATGGTCTATCTGGTGTTATCGGTACTTATGCTCGTAAAACAGAGTCTGCTCTGAGCCTGGGTATTTTGCCTATTTTCCACTCTTAAGGGATTATTATGGCTTTAGTAAAAGGAACAAACTCTTATGCTACTGTAACTGAAGCCGATTCTTATTTTAGAGACCGTTTAGATGTAGATGCTTGGACAAATGCAAGTGCAACAATAAAGGCTCAAGCGTTGATTACGGCAACTGCTTATATCGACGATTCAGAATGGTCTGGGAGTGTCGTGGACGAAAGTCAATCATTGGCATTTCCTAGATCTGGTGAATATTTTGATCCCAGACTTGGTTTAAATAAAAGCATGGAAACAATTCCAACAAGGGTTATCCATGCTGTATTTGAACAAGCATTACATTTATTAAATAATGAGGGTTTATTTGATGATACAGGCTCTGTAATTGATTTGCAAATTGCGTCAATATCGCTTACAAGAGTTAAATCTGCAAATAAAAAATCTTCTACAGTTAAAAGATTAATTGCTCCTCTGCTTAAGAACAAAGGTACTGATTCTTGGTGGAGAGCAAACTAATGAGCTATAGAAATCTAATCGATTCTAATTTAAGAATTGCATTTAAATTACTAAAAGATCTTGTGGACGATATCTCAATAGTAAAAAGATCAAATAGTGATTTTGATTTTTTAAATAATGAAATCACCGCGAGTGAAGAAACTATTTATTTGAAGGCTATTATAATTGAGTCCACAAACTCTAATAGCAAAAGTAATTCTAAAAAATCTCAATGTTTAATTCAAAAATCAGACGTCACAACACTTTCTGTGGGTGATGTTTTTAATTATAAAGGATTAGATTATAAAATAACAAATTCTATTAAAGATGACGGTAGTATACTATTATTTGATGTAGAAAGAGAGGTGTCAAATGGGTAAGTATTTAGATCTAGAATCTTCTATTTATTCTATATTTGGATCTCAACAATGGAAAGCAGAAAACATCCCTACTTATCCTTCAAATGTTATAAAAAATGATTCTAAAAGTTCCTTCATAAGATTATCAATAATCCCTAACAGTAATAGTGTTAATTTTAAATCTATTTCTGGTGTATTGATAATTGATATTTTTACAGAAACAAACATTGGAACAAAATCATATTCTACAATAGCAGATAGATTAGACGATTATTTAGTTACAAAAGGTTTCAATAAAAATAATTTCTTTTTACAATTTAAAGAGAGTGTATTGACACCTATGGGTGTTGATAAAGATTCAGCGTCTCTGTTTAGAGCGCAATACACAATAACTTTTAACTTCTTCGGAGTTGATTAATGACACATATTAATTCAATTGGTGCAGGTATTTATTCTGACTTGTCAGTTTATTCAATTGCAGATGCAGCCTTACCTGCAACACCAGCAACTATTACTAACTGGGTAACCTTATTTGCAACAGAACTTGCAACCGCTCAAACAGTTGCAGCAGCAAACTCTTTTTGGCGTATTCAAAACGTACGTGAATTTCCATCCATCGGTACACCTGCAAACATTGTTAACGTTCCTAACTATGGTACTAAAACATCTAAACAGGTACAAGGTCAGGCGGATGCTCCTACAATTGAAATCACATTAAACTATGTACCATTAGATTGGGCACCTACAACTAATACTTTAGGCGCTACAGTCGGTAACGGTAAATCTTATTTATTTAGATTTAGTTTATTGAATGCTCAGCCTGCTTCTTATGCAACTACTTCAGCCGGTATGGGCTCCGTAGTTGGTGGTGTTGCTGGTTCTAACAATAACAGCCAATGGTATTGGCAAGGTAAAGTTGAGGCTCTTTTAATTAATCCTCAATTGACAGATGCTAACACAGCAACTCTTACTATCTCAGTTCAATCTGAGTTTTATGGTGCATTTACTGTATAATTTTAAAGGAATACTATGACACACATCTCTTCGATTGGTGCTGGTATGTACTCTGATTTGTCAGTAGCTCTTCCATTAACAGATGTTTCCTTTTCAACAGCGAATATCGACACTCCTGCTGAATGGCAAGCTCTGTTTTTGGATGAGATTGCTGCCACTGGCACTAAGGCCACTGGTACATACGTACGTATCCAAAATGTACGCGAATTTCCTTCTATTGGTACACCTGCAAACATTGTTAACGTTCCTGTTTACGGTCAAAAGACTTCTAAACAAGTACAAGGCCAAGCAGATGCTCCTACAATTGAAATCACACTGAACTATGTTCCTTCTGACTGGGCCTCTACTACAATTTTAGGTGCAGCTGTAGGTAACGGTGTTCAATACGGATTCAGATTTGCACTTCTGAACTCTGCGCCTGTGAACTACAGTTCAGGCGCGGCAATTACACCAACAGCTTCCACAAGCACAACTGTTACTTCTGTAGCTAATGCAGCTTCTGTTGAAGTTGGCCAAATTCTTGTAAATACTGCAACTCCAACTACAAAATATGGTAGAGTTACCGCAATTAATACTGGAACAGGCTTGATTACATTTGACGCTACTGGTTTCTCAGGTGGTACACCTCCTGCGACAGGTGCAGGTGTAATTACATCTGTGGGCATTGGTGAAGTAGCCAATAGTTCATGGTATTGGTATGGTAAGTTAGAGTCTTTGTTGATTAATCCTCAATTGACAGATGCTAATACTGCCACGCTGACTATCTCAGTACAGTCTGAGTTTTATGGCGCTTATACGCTGTAATAATTATCGGAGAGGGTGACACCTCTCCTTTTTCTTAAATATGGAGTCTTATAATGGCCACAGAGATTAAAAAATGCACATGCACAGGCACTCCTGCTTGTGAATTCCAAGACAGTCGTTACGGCAACCAAATGAGAGTATGTAATAACGATTATAAAAATAAAAACACTACGTGTACAGTATGTGGAAAAGTACACAAGTTAGATTCAGGTAAATAAAATGACAGATATTGAGACACGACCATTTAGTATGAGTTATGTTCTCTGCACAACAGCTAAACATATGAGAAAATCAATTGAAATTAGCTTTGCAAAAACATTAGCACGTATTGATGAATTTAAAGATGATCAGGCTAAGTCTTCTGAATTATTCAGAACACTGGCACATTTAAATACAATGAAAAAGCAATTAAATGAATTCGAACAACAAAATTCCGAAGATTTCAAAGGAGAATAAAATGAGTGGTATTAAAGCATTAGTAGGCAAACGCGTTTCTAAGTCCGTTAAATTTATGGGCGAAGATATCAAAATCAGCAAATTGAGTGTTGCTGAAGTTTTGGAAATTCAAAATAAAGCCAAAGAACTTAAAGAAGATGAAGCTTTAGGTTTAGATGTTTTAAGAACAGTCATTCGTTCAGCTGTTGAAGGTGGTGATGAATTGTCAGATACAGATTTTGAAACATTCCCTATGGAAGAGTTGTCAAAACTGTCTACTGAAATCATGAAATTCTCAGGTATCGGCGCAGACGCGGGAAAGTAATTCTTTCCGACGATGAATTGGCTATATATGAAATAGCCTTTCATTTGAAGATGCCGATATACAAACTTGTCTCAGAAATGTCTTATGAAGAATTACTGGGGTGGTTTAACTACTTTGAAAAAAGACCTGTGGATTGGCGCGACGACGATCGCACCTATAAATATTTACAAACCCAAGGTGTTAAAGAAAAACCTTGGGCAATATTTCCTTCTTTGGAAAATATCTATAATAAAAAAGATAAACCTAAAGAGGAAGGAATGATTGATATGACTTCTTTTAAACAGTCTTCATTGTTTGGTAAGATGATGTTGGCTGTAGGTGGTGAAAACGTATTATGATTACCATACAATTTAAAGGAAATATTTCGAAAGAAATAAATAATGAAATAGATAGAATAGTTTTATCAAAAAAGAAAGCAATTGTAAAAGCACTAAAAGAAGCAACTCCTGTGGACACAGGCTACGCACAATCTCGTTGGAGATTGGAAAATAATGTAATTTCAAATGATGCAGAATATATAGATAATCTTAACAAAGGCTCTTCAAAACAAGCGCCTGCCTATTTTATTGAAAAAACATTGTTGGCTCAAGAGGGTATTTATCCTAGTGGCACAATAGTCAGATCAACATGATCATAACTTCCCCACTAACAAGTGGGGATTTATTTTGGAGGTTCAATGTCAGGTGTTTTAATAGATGTTAACACTAGATCTGAATCCGCTAAAAAAGATTTAAGAGATCTAAATAAGAGCTTAGCACAAATGATTGCTAACTCAAATAAGTCTGGACAATCTTTGGATAAGATTTCAGCATCAAGCTTTAAAGAGTTAACAGATGAGCTAAGAAAAACAAATAACGCAATAAAAGAATTTGGAATAAATAGCCAAAGAGCTTTTTCAAATACAACAAAAGATATTTCCAGCATGAACTCTAGTATGGCTGGATTTTCAAAAACAATAAAAGGAGTACTGATAACTGCAGCTTCATTGGCGTCTGCATTATCTTTTACAGCAGCTAATGATAATTTAATTAATATACAAAATAGGCTAAAGCTTGTAACTTCTTCTACAGAAGATTTGATTAACACACAAAATCTTCTGTATAAATTATCTAAAGAAACACGCTCTTCGTTTGAAGGTGTTGTTCGCTTATATTCAGATTTTTCTTCATCTTTGAAATCAATAGGAATTTCTGAAGAGAGAATTTTTAAAGTTGTTAAAACAATTCAACAATCAGCTGTATTATCCGGTAGCTCTATGGATGCAACCAATGCAGCTTTAGTGCAATTATCTCAAGGTATTTCATCTGGAACATTAAGAGGTGAAGAGTTAAATTCTGTATTGGAGCAAATGCCATATTTAGGCCAAGCTATTGCTAAGCAATTAGGAATGACAACAGGTACTTTAAGAAAATTTGCTGCAGAAGGCGGACTATCTGCAAAAACTTTATTGACAACAATTGAAAAGATTTATACAAGTACAGATAGAGATTTTAACAAAACAGTTATAACTTTTTCATCTGCATTTCAAGGATTGGCCACTTCCATGAAGCTTTTTATAGCTGAAGCAGGGGCATATGGTGGATTGTCTTTAAAACTGATAAATTTAACATTGACATTAACAAATGCTATCGATATTGCTTCTAACAATATTTTTGGTTTATCATTTTTGATAGATCATGCATTTAGTAAAATTGTTAATAGTATAAAAAGTACAGCTTTAGCTACTAGCGCTGTATATGGAATATCGGATAGAATTGCTTCCACTATGAAGTCAATCTCCTATGCATCAAATGAATTGAAAAAATTCAATGTAGAATCTTTAAGTATTTCAGAGATATATAGTAAGCTATCTAGTATTTTTGTAAAAGTGGCAGATTCTGTACAAATTACAATTGACTATGTTACAGAATTAAAATCAAGATTAATTTCTGCCAAAAGTGAACTTAAAGAATTTTGGGCAGACTTGAGCGATATAACTCCTGCAACCTTTATAAAAGATTTATCGACAGAATCTTCTGCCTTAAATGTATTAGATGAACTTAAAACAAAGTTTTATGATTTAAAATCTGCATTTCTATCTTTTACCGGCGCAATATCCAGTGCAGATTTTGTAAAATTATTTACAGAAGTTATTAAAACTGGCATGATTTCTTTAGAAAGAATTGTAGGATTTATGCCTGTATTAAAAGGCGCTGTATTCACTGCATTTACAGATTTAGAAGTAGGCTTTTATGATTTAGTAATTGATGCAAACGCCTTTCTTTATAAAGCATTAATGCCTTTAGCAAGAGGTTTTGAAGGATTGGCTGAAGCTGCAAATGGTTATATATTTCAAGATAGAGCTCTTGAAAGATCTTTTGTAAGACTTTTTCAAGTTAAAAATATAAATGATTTTACAGTAGCTTTAAAAGACTTTAATCATCAACTGTTAACTACAAAGTTTGATAATTTTAACTATTTCTTTAAAGAAGATTTTTCAAGACCCTTTAAACGATATTGGTTGTATCCAATCCAAGATATTTTAATTAATTTAGGATTAATGGATAACAAATTACTTAGAATCAGAGATACCAGATTTGATCGTATTCAAAATTTCTTTATAAACTTTGGTAAAACAGTTTCTAGAGCATATTCCGATATTATTGCTCCAAATTTAGAGCCTTTAATCTTGAAGGCTTTAATACGTGTAAGAGCATTTGTAGAAACATTTGTGTCTTCCTTTTATCAAACATTTAATTTTAATAAAGGAGCGACTTTTGCAAATTTATTAGTATCAGGGGTAAAATCAGGTATAGAGAGTGTACTTAATTACTTAGATGGTATTGAACCTGGCTCAATTGCCAATAGATTTTTAAAATTATTTGATGTAAAAGCTATTTTAATATTTTTAAAAAATGCCTTATTAGGTATTGTTGATTTTATAAAAGGTTTTATAGGGACTCTTTATGTAGAGATTAAAAATAGTTTAAATATAAATGAAATATTTAATACTATTGTAGAAGATATCAAATCTAAAGTTTTATCTGTAAAAATAGATTATAATTTAGGAATTGACAAATCTTTAATTTCTGAATCTATTATCTTGATAGATTCTTTATTCTTGAAAATAAAACAAAAATCAGAGAGTGTTTTACCAAAGGTTAAGGCTAGTATTCAAGAATTTGCAAATTTTATCAAGGATTCGTTTTATGATATTTGGGACAAAATTGTAGGTCATTCTTATTGGCCAGATACTATAGATGGTGTTGTTGATTACACAAACAATTTATCTAAAGCAATTTCAAAGATATCTGAATTTTCAAAAAGTATAATAACTAAATTTTCAAAAATATATGAAGATATTAGTGGAAAAGTTAAAGAATCTACAATAGCTTCAGATATTATTCAGTCTGTTAAAACTATTAATTTCTCTGAGGTTTATAATACAGCAATTAAAAATATGAGCAGTTTAGCAATTGCTGCCTTTATTGCAGTATTTGGTAGTGGTAAATTAAAATTAACACTTATTGGATTTTTAGGAACTATTTTCAATGGCTCTTTAAATAGTGTATTATCCTTGATTATACCTGGTATCGCAAATGTATTAGCCAAAGGTGGTGGAGATTTTGCAGGTAAATTTGTAAAAGGCTTTATTGAACAATTTGATATATTATTGGGGCAATTGCCTAATTTTATTGCGTCATTTTCTAAAGCACTTTTGCCATTGCCTGATATGATTGCAGAGTCTTTTAATAACTTCCATTTTATAAACAATACTATATTACATGGTATATTGGCTATAACAGCTGCTTACGCTTTGTTTGCAGATAAGGGTTTTAAAACAGTAAAGAAATTTATTAAGTTTGGTGATTTTACAAAACAAGATACTCCTTTTGCTTACGCAAGATCTTTATTTAAAAATGATTATTCATCTATTGGTGCAGATATTGCCAAAGGTATTACCGATAAAAAGAAATTAATATCTACTGCTTTCAAAACAGCAATTAATGCAGTTGCATTTGATGAAAATAATATTTTTGAAAAAATATTTGTAAGTCCTAAATTAGCATTGGCTGCTGCGGCTGTCTTTACTACAGCCTTATTAGAAAGCGTAACACTGGTAGAAGCTTTCGAAGTAGGTGCTCCTTTATTGGCTTGGGCGCTGTTCGGAAAAGATGGTGGTACAAGAATAATTAAAGATACATTTGAATTGACAGGTACAATTTCTGGAATTGTTTATAGAAAACTTGTTACAGAATTGGGAAGTTTATTAGGTAAAGATAATCCACTTGTAAGATTGATGGATGCACCTTTTGAATATTTGAAAACATTTTTCAAAAATACAACCAATCAAACAAAAACAGCAAAAGGACCATTGACAACTGCATTTATGGATTTATTTTCCGGTGCATTTACTTCTTTAAAAAACTTAAAGAAAAATGCAGAAGCTTATGGTGCCGGCCTTATAACCATGTCAGAAGCAATGGAAAATATTACACCTGCCACAAAAGCTGCTGAATCTAGTTTATCTAAGTTTAATAAATACTTAATTAGCCATAAAAGTATGACTAAATTTGAAGATTTCTTCAAAATACCTGAAAAACAAGAATTGTCTATGAGCGAAAGATTTTCCAATTTAATGTCGGAAATAGGTAAAATTAAAATAGGCGATACTTCCTTAAACTCTATCTTTACTCCATTAAGAGAAGGTTTTTCAAAAAATTATAATAAGTTAAAAGATATTATAAAGAATGGCAAATTAACAGAAACTTTTTTAAATATTTTTAGCAAATTAAAAGATGCTGTTAAAAGTAAATTTGAACCTATTATCGATTTAATGATGGATGGTTTAAAAGGTGTATTTTCAATACTTAAAAATAAATTTTCATTAGGTGCTATTTTAATGGCATTTTCGGGTGCCGCATCTGCAGTAGTATCTTTTACAGATGCTTTTAAGGTTACAGGAGAAAGTATTTCTACAGTTATAAAATCTTATATGGCAATGACTTTAGGTATTTTTACTTTATTAGGTGTTATTGGTTTTGCAAGAAGAGGCTTATATGCTTATGATAAGGCTGTTGAAAAAGCAATTAAATCTGCAGCATTACTAAATACTGAACTTTCACAATCAGATAAGATTAGAGCAGGTCTTGGCGGTTTATTTAGTTATTTAAATAAATCAATTGAAAGTATAAAAACTTGGCCAAATAAAATTAAAGAGAATGCTACTAAAATAAAAGATTTCTTAGTAAAAGCTTTTGATTTTGGTAGAGATGCAGCTAAAAACATAAAATCTACATTTACAAATACTATATTACCATTGTTATCTAGACTAAAAGGACCTTTATTAATTGCAGCAGGCGCTATCGCAGTTGGCGGTTTTCTTTACACTTGGATATTCGGAGATGGAACTGTATTTGAAAAATTGGGATTTGTGTATGATAAACTTAAAGAAATAATTGGACTACAACCTACTTCTCGCTTAGGTCGTCAAGGTGTTTTAGAAACATCTTTAGCTCCTATGCAAATAGGAGAAAGAAAAGTTGACTTCTCAAGACAATTGAGTACGGTAGATTTTGAAAAAATGTCTACAGGTTCATTTATTATTTTCTCAAAAGTTGCAGAAGAAACTAAAAACACTTTAGATAATTTGCAAGAATTATATATTAAACAAGGTAATTTAACAGATGCTCAATTGGCAGAACTTGATAAATTATTGGAAACACAAGCTCGTGTAATTTCTAAAGCTCCTCAAAGAGATTCAAAAGGTATTGCAGATACACTATCTAAAGTATTAGATAATTATTTAAAAGTAGATAATAGTTTCTCAGGAAGAATTAGAAGAATTTTTGACATGATGTATAATTCTGTGGCAGGTTCTTTTGAACTACTTGGAATGATGTTTAAAAAATATATATTTGATTTTTCTGGATTATATAAATTATTTAAAACTTCTTATGAATCTTTTATAAATTACTTAATTAAAAAGACACAAACTTTAGAAGATATTAGATCAATGGCTGATCACATTTCAGCGTGGATACAACCTTTTAAAGATTTATCAGATGCTATTCCTAATATCCCTGCCGGCTTGGAACAACATATTAACGAACTTGCAGATTATTTTGAGCAGCGATTTAATGAAATGACAAAGGCTATGCCTGAGCAAGATGCATTAGCTCAATATAGAAAGATGCAAGAAAGCTTTGCCACTATTAGAGAGAATATGACAGACTTGCCTATACCTCTTCAAGATGCACTTGATGCGCTTTTAAGAGATGTAGAAAACAAATGGAATAGATTAAAAGCTTTGGAAGAAGCAAAAGCTCCAAAAGCTGAAATTAATTTAGCCAAAGCAGACTATGAGCGAGCAGCGAGCAAGGTTATGGGTAAAAGTCCTTTGACAGGTATGACAGCTCCTCAAGCCTTTGGATTAGATCTCAAAAATAAAAAAGATTTAGAAGCATTTAATAAACGTTTTACCGATTTAAAAGATAATGCTAAAACGTATTTAGATTTAGACTTAGGAGAGAATGCAAAAGAGCTTATTGGAAGCGAATCTGATATTAAACGTTTTGAATCTTTAATCAATACTGCTAAAACAGCTTCTTTTGAATTATTAAATCCTAAACATAATACTCTAGATACAGAATTGCGTAGAAGTCTATTAACTACACAGCGTTTGGCAAAAGCAATAGCTGCTGCTGAAAAAGAAAGAATGGATGCTCAAATTACAATTCCATCACAATTAGAATTTCAAATAAAAGTTTTAGGTGATGAGCAATATAAAGATTCAATAGAATCTTTGAGAAATACAAATATTGCAGCTTATGAAGATTTTGTAAACTTGACCAATTCAATTGATACAATGCAAACACAATTGAATAATTTTAATGCAGACGGTTCTGTTAAAGATTTTGAAGCTTTAAGAGTTAAAATTACTGAAGCAAAAAATGCTGCTATTGCAAAATTACCTGCTTCAAATTGGATAGATTCTTTGAATTCAAAATTACAAGCAATAAGTGTAGAAAATATAACTAAAGAAAGATTTGCATTATTTAATGAAAATCAAGTAAATGAATTAAATTCATTTTTGAAAAGTATTAAAACAAAAGAAGAAGAATTAGCAGTAATGCGTAGAAATGGAAAACCATTTTCTGAGCAAATTAATAAACTTCAAGAAATTTTAAACTTAGCTAAAAAGATAAAATCTTTCTTGTCAGGTACTTACGGTGGTAATTTAAATCAAGTTTTATCAGATTCTACTAAGACTAGAGGACAAAAACTTGAAGCTTTGAAAACAGAAAATATTTCTGTAGATCCTAATATTATAATGAAGGGTAACAATGCTATAGATCAGTCTATTGAATTATATAAACAAAATAATGAAGCTATGATAGCTTTAGCAGATACAGCAAATCTTACAGATGATGCTCTAATTAAACAAGCTGGTGTTTTATATAGTTCTCAGAAAGCTTTAGAGTTGTTGGCGGAAGTAACTATATCTACTGTTGATGATATTATTTCAAGTTTTGGTGATTTAAATATTTCTATTTCTAAATTATCTTTTTCAAGAGCTTCTAAAAATACAAGAGCATTTTTAATAAGCATTGGAGATCAAATCTTAGCAATTGATAGAGTATTAAATTCTACAAAAGCAAATGAAGGATCTGTAGCCTTAATTAAACAAAGAGAAGCATTACTACAAAAAGCTTCTGATGTTTTAATAAAAACTTCTCAAAATACTTCTGAAGGCATTACCAATTCTTTAAGCAAATTAGGAATTTCTGAAGAATCTCAAATAGCAAACTTATCTGAATCTATGATTAATAGTTTATTAGGAATAGACAGATATATTGAAGGTTTAAGATTTAAAATAAAGAATGCATTAAATGTTTCTGAATACTTAGAAGGTTATAAGAAAATAAAAGAAGTAATGAATTCTGTTAAACATATTGTAGATGTTTTAAATATTAAAGAAGCTTTCTTTAATTCTGTAAAAGATGGTATGACTGAGGGTGCAAAAGCCGCTTTTGAAAAATTCAAAACATTATCAGGTAAATCTAACTTTGATTTCAAAGACTTTTTAGGAATAGACAAGGCCTCTAGACAGCAAATAAACAAACGATTATCTGCCTTAGATGCCATCAGTAAGCTTGTAGAGTTGCCAAATAAAACAGACAAGGAAATAGAGCTTATCAAAAAGTTTTCTGAGGGTATGCCTCCAGAATCTGTAATAAAAGAATTGTCAGATCAAAATGTTTTATTAGATCCTGTGTGGCAACAAGTAAATTACTTACGTCAAATTAATGATGGTGTAAAAATACTTAATAAACAAGAACCTACAAATAAAAGTACCGATCAAACATATGATCCGACTATTGTAGAGGGTAATAAAACTGATAATGCGGCTTCTTATGATGAAAGTAAAGTTTATAATAGACTTGAAAATAGCCTAACCAGTACAATAGATACATATGTGGATTCCGCAATTTCGTCTACTAAAGATGGGTTTAAGAAATTAAGAATTGTTTTTGCTAAAAATAATGAAACGATTGGCCAAGAGTGGCTTACTGCTTCAGACTCTCAGTTGCAATCTGCAACTAATATGAGCACTGCAATTTATGATATAAATCAGGCATTGACTAAAACAGACGATCCTGAAGTTAGAAGACAACTTGGATTATCTATTACTCAGTATCAAACATCGTTGAATGACCTAAAAGATTTAGTTGTACAACAAGCTACTGCTGCTCAAACAGCCGGTATATCATTTGCTTCTGAAATGGCCAGTGGTTTTAAAGATGGTTTCAAATCTTTATTAAAGGGTGAAACAGACTTTAAAGGCTTTTTGACAGGTATTCTTGATAAATTCACAAGCGGTATTATTGACAGTTTTGTTGAAGGATTGAGTAAACCATTTACAGATAATATGGATTCTATTTTCAAAAGATTAGGATCTTCGTTATATGATATCGGTGCTAAAGCGTTTTCAGGGCTTTCTGATATGTTCAGTGGAATGGGCGGTTCAGGTGGTTTGTTTAGTTCTTTAGGTTTTGCAACAGGTGGTTGGGTTTCCGGCCCTGGAACAGGAACATCGGATTCCATACCTGCAATGTTGTCAAACAAAGAGTTCGTTGTTAACGCAAAATCTGCGGCGAAGTTCGGTCCCCTACTCACTGCTATCAACACGGGCAAAATCGGCCATCTGGCTGCGGGAGGCGTGGTCTCAGGTGCAGATCTGACGCCGGTCTTGACCAGTCCGAAGTCGGTTGACCTGAAAGTGAGTCGTTCAAATGATGCTTCAAAAGCTCAGCAAGTAATAAACTTAAATATAACTGGCGATATCTCCAGACAAACAAGAAATGAAATTTACAAAATGATGCCGCAAATTGCATCAGGTGTAAATACTCAAAATAAAGAAAGAGGATATAGAGGATAAACAATGTACGGTATTTATGATACATCAACTTCAAAGGTTATTGCCGAATTCGTAAGTCCTATTACGGTAAGAAGCAATCAACCTGTGTTTATATCAGATACCCTTTCTTTAAAAAGATCAGCTTATAAAAGAGCTACACAACGGTGGGAGATAGAGACAAAACTGTCTCCCACTTCTTATGGTGCTCAAGATTTGATGATCAATTTATTGACCAGTGGGTATTCTGCAACTTTAAAAATATTAACTCCACAAAATTTTGGAGCAAGACAAAGAACTACATGTACTGCGGCTTTAACTGTAAATACTCCTGCATCCATAGCTGTAACTGCGGTGGCTGTTGGAAGTTATTACATGATTGCATCCGTGGGCACTACGGTGTTTACAAGCATGGGTGCAGCAAATAATAACGTAGGTACAATATTTAAAGCTACAGCAATAGGTACGGGAACAGGAACTGTGACGCTTGTAAATGGCATCGGTGCCGGTTCTTTGAATATAAATTTGGCCGCAACAGGTGGTTTAATTTCAAAAGGAACTTTTATTAAGTTCTCAAATCATGACAAAGTATATATCACAACTGCCGATACAACGGTGAGTACGGTAACAACTTCTGTGTTGAATTTTTATCCAACATTGAGAAGTCCTGTGCCGGGTGGTTCTACTTTGACATATCAAGAAGATGTACAAATGACCGTCAGATACGATACAGATACCGTAATAGGCATGGTGTACGAAGACGGTATACTAATGGATAATGGAACAATAAAGCTAATAGAGGCGCTATAAATGATTACATTCAGCAATAATGTTAAAAATGCGTTGGCAAGCGATATGATAGAAGCATTTTATATGCTAAGGATTTTAAATAGTGACGGTACTTCAATTTTTACAAGTACCTCATTATATACAGATATAACTTTAACGGATGATTTGGGTGCCAATTTAAACTCATCGACAAATTATCATGTTTATATTTCGGATGATTCCATCATATCTGTGGATCTTCCGAGCTTGTCTACAAACGTAGATAGAGAACAATATAAAATAGTTGTATCTGCAAATAACTTGCTAAATGCAGCTCCGACGATTGACATCAACACTAAAAATATTTCGTTGACAAATAATGAGTTTGGGCAATTGGCAAATACACAAAACATGCTTATAGGCAGAGGTATAGAAGGCAGAATTGGTTTTATAAATACAACCACAGGGATGCCTTTCACAAAATTATCCGACACTATTCTTATTTATAAAGGGACAATAGAGAGTATCGGCTATTTAATAAAAACTCAAGAAATGGGTGAATCGCTTTTACAAATTACAGGATCAAGCCCTATGAGAAATTTGGATTTGAAAAGTGGTTTGTATTTAAGCAAAGATTATATAAGGCAAGTTAACCTGAATGATAGCTGCTGTGATCAGATCTATGAAGGTTCTGGTGCTGTTACATTAAAGTGGGGTAGAATATAATGGGAGAGTTAGGTTTACTTTTGGTGCAAGTTTTACTTGCTGTAGGCTCAGTTGTTTATCAATTGACACAGCAAAAGAAGAAAACGCCTCTTCAAAATAATGCCGCAGCAGAAGCCAGAAAAGGTTATGAGATGGTGGTTGAAGGACAACCTGATTATTTACCGATCGTATATGGTAGATTTAAACTTGGTGGCGTTCGTGTATGGCATAATACATCCAGTGATTTTAATTATGTAACTTCAAATGCAGAAAGAGAATTTCTGACAGGTATTGCTTCTCAATCAGTTTCCGGCACTTATACAATGTTGGAAATGAATAGTTCTACAGGCGCTATATCTGAATCCATAAAAACATATAGCTATAATTTATCAAGTCAATTGAGCCAATCGTTGACCGGTTCAAGAAATGAGTTTTTATATTTTCAACAAGCTTTGTGTGTTGGTCCAATTAACAGTATTGTTGACATTGTAATCGATGACTCACGGTATTTAGATGATCCTGCTTTAGGTACTTACGGCACAGTTCCGTCGTCTTTATACTATACGGATGCAAACTCTCCTGAAAAGACAAAATGGGATAATCCAAACAAGCCAAGGTCTGCAATCAGAATTAATACGTTTTTCAATACAAAATTAGGACAAGCAGATAATATAATTGCCGCAAATTTTTCAGAAAGAAATTCTGCCACATTTACAAATATGGCTTATTTGTCTGGTATTTTTAGAATAGATAGAGATGATCCTCAATTCAGTTCTGTACCTACTTTGCAAGCTTTTGGTGAAGGTAAGTTGGTAAGAGGTATTACCTTAAATGCAGGTGTGTACTCATTAAATTCTGCGTATGCATATAGCAATAATTCTGCTCTTTGTTTGTTGGATTACATGCTGTTACCTAAAGTATTAGGTGGTGCAGGTTATTCTTTATCGGAAATTGATTTAGCTTCATTTTATAATTCTGCTCAAGTTTGCGACACAGTTGTTCAAACAGGCGCTCAAATTGGCGGTAAGATTTATCAGCCAACATTGAGTATTGCTCCTACAGGTTCAACAGATTATGACCCATCTAATATCTACAGTAGATACTTCACAACAAGAAGTATTAAATTATATGAAGCAAATTTGGTTGTTGATCCTAAAAGACCTATACGTGATAATGTAGAAGCTTTCTTAGCCACAATGGGTGACGCAAGATTGACATGGTCAGGTGGTGTTTATAAATTAAAAATAAGCAATGCCAATATAGCTTCCGATGCTTCGGTGACCAGTAGCTTGGCAATCACAGATGATTTATTAATTTTAGATCAAGAAGTAGAAATCAATTGGCCATCTGCTTCAGAAAGATATAACAATTGTACAGTTAAATTCCATAATGAATGCGAAGACTTTAAAGAAGACTCGGTGACATGGCCAGCAAAAATAGGCGGTATTTCATATCGTGGTATTGGAGGTGTAAGACCTCCTTTGGCTGATTATAGTTATGATGAATCTAATTCAGGTGGAAGATTTTTAAATAGTTATGGTGTATGGAGTGGAACAAATACTTCTTCAACATCGCTAACCTATTTTATACTTGTAAGAGCTTCAGATATTGTAAATAACGCAAATTCAAATACGTTTAATTTAGAAATGTCTGGCGATGATTCAGTTTCTTTAACTATTTATGCGTCTTCTGATGGTGTGACACAGGGTGCCGTCGTACTGGCAACAACCACACATTCTTCGAAATTAACCACTAAGAAATTGACTGTTACATTGGGAAATACTTCCACAGATTCTTTTTATAAAATTGTGGTGACAGGAACAAATGCTGCAAAGGAAAAAGCTGTAGCGGCTAAATTGACATTGGGGAGTAGAATATTCTGGACAACGAGAGATGTTTCTTATAGTCAATATCAAACTATAAATACAACTGCTCAAAATTTAATCTATCAAGGTTATTTGAAAGAAGACAGTAATATTCCTATGGATATGGAAATCTTTGCAGACGGTATTGTTGATCAATATCATGCATTGGCCAAGGCTGAAGAATTGGTTGTTACAAGTAGAACTGCTTACACAATTAAATTTAAATATCTGATAAGAGATTCGTATTTAGAACCTGGTGATTTCTTTTCTTTACAAAGTGATACGTTGAATATTCCATTTACGTATTTCAGGGTAAATAATGCAAAAGTTGTGGAAGAGAATATTTGTGAAATTGAAGCTCAAAAGTTTACTTACACACAATTGGCTTGGAGTAATAAACCCAACGAGTTTATTTCAACAAATCAAAACTACACAACAATATTGCCAGCTCCTGCATACTTGACTTATATGTCTAACAATAGTAATTTGGCAAATTCTTCCGGTACATTATATTGGAATGCAATTGTTAATCCTGAAGTTACCAGTTATATTATTTATATGTATGGTGCGGGAGATCCTGTAGACGCAAACGGCGTTCCTATATTTACAGAAATTGGGAGAGCATTAAACAATACAAATCCAACTTCTTTAAATGTTACTTTGAATGCTGCATTTCCAGTTAATTCAGCTTATATTCAATTACCTGCAGGTACAAACACTACAGGAATTGCTGTGGGCCAAGTTATCACAGATAGTACAGGTACAACCATTTACGGTACAGTTTTGAACGTATCTGGCATGGTTATAAGTATAACTCCTTTATCTACTGCTTTGGCTTCAGGCAATGTTATTAAAATATCAGGTTACACATTGTCATATTCATTACCTCAATTAAATGTGACCAGTGCAATATTTGCAATTAAATCTGTAGGATTGAATGGTAGATTATCTAACTTTACCTTTACAGATACAACTAAAAGTATTTATTTCTATCCTGTATCTTACAGTACAGATAATCCTGTTTCTTTCAGTTTAGTGGGAAGTACACTCTCTTGGAGTGCTTTTAATGTATTGAAAAACGGTGTATTGGATTATGCTGCAACTGCATCGAGTGTTGCTTACACAGCAGGAACAACTGTATATTTGTACTATAATCCAAATGCTGTAGGTACTAAAGTATTTTCCACAACAGATTTTGCTTTGACACAGACTTATGTGTATTTAGCAAAGTATGACGGATCTGCAATAACAACCTTCTCTGATGTTTTACCTCCGGCTTTGACTTCGATTAAAGTAAATAGTGTAATTAACAGTGCGGGTGCATCAACTTTAAGTTATGGAAATAAAGAACCATTATTGGAATGGGCGAACAATCCAATAAATCTAGGTAAAAATAATAGAGTATCTGGTTATTTATTGAAGTTTTATATTGGAGCTACTTGGAAGGGTAGTGTAAATATCTCTTCAAATTCAACTTCTTACTTGATTACTCAAATTGCAAATGCCACAATACTAGGTGCATTGACAAGACAGTATACAGTAAAAATATTTGCCATAGATTCTTTCGGCTATATCTCTGCAACAAGTACAGATATCACATTGAATAACGCTATTCCATCTACCTTTACTTATGATATTTTATCGGGTGTAAATTCTCTTTATTTCAAAATAACTAGCTTTCCAGATTCGGATATTGCAGGTTATGTTATTAAGAAAACTGTATCCGGCGTGACAACAACTGTTTACAATGGCACAGACAACTATATGGCTGTACAAGCAAGTCCCACAGAGACTGCAACGTACGCTGTATACGCCTATGACCAATTCAATAACTCAGAATTGACTCAAGGAACCACAACCAGTGTGGCAACTGTTTCCACGGCAGATGCAACTCAATGGGGTAAAACTGGAATTGATTTCAGCTATGACGGTACGACAAATATTGTATCTTGGACAGCAGGTGTGGTATATGCCAATGCAACAAGCTACAATGTATCGGCTGGATCTACAACTGCCATAACAACTAAAACCTTTATTTACTTCGATAAATCTGCAACTCCTGTGGGTGGATTATTACCATTGAAGACTTCCACACTTTTGAGCGACGCTGTGACTGCGGGCCGTTGGTGTTTAGCTTCATACAGTAGTACAGAGAAATTGAAAGGTGGTGACGGAAGTGCTTTTATCTCAGGTTCGCAAGTTGTTGCGGGATCCATAGGTGCAGGTCAATTGACCGTAGACTCGGCTGTGATAACAAACTCATTACAACTGGCAAATGGTGTGGTAGGTAATTTGGCAATCGGAAATGAAATTTATTCCAACAATTATAGTTCTGTAAGTAGAAAAGGTTGGAGATTAGATAAAAACGGTGATATCAAATCTTATGGCACATTAGAAGTATTATCTCCATACGCAGGTACGACTCCTAATTATATATTGACAGAGGCTTTTGATACATCCAAAACTGTGACACTATTAGGTGACTCTGTAAATTTAATTCCTAAATTCAGAAATATGCCTATTGTTACGGCTGAGCCTTGGGAAGCAAATACTGAAGGTGTCGTAAGTACGTTATACTACTACGGCTATTACACTTATAATTGTTCAGTTGCAGGAACATTTGGAGCTACACCTCCTACTCACATTACTGGTACAGTTGTAAATGGAACAGCTTCATTGGCTTATTCAGATGTATTTTCACCAAATATGATTGAATGGAGTGCAGGTGCAACAGGTATTTTAAATGCTGTATATTATTATGATTTACTGGCATTTAGATGTACTGTGGCCGGTACTTTTGGTACAACACCTCCAACAGCTACAGGAGCTAACGGTACAGCAACTTTGACGGCACTTACCACAGGTAATTTGACACAAAATTGGACAGCTTCCGGTACTGTAGTAATCAAAGGCAGTGATTTAGTCGGTGGAACAGATGAAGTAATAGTTATAGATAGTTTAAATGGAGCAAATCAAACAACTTCAAATTTAAATCTTTCTGATTACACAAGCTACGATTTATCATTTACTGCATATACTGATAATGTATCACCTACAAGAGCTGTAACTTGGTCAAGTCCAGATGCGTCTGTCACTTTTCCTGCAGGTACTATTACTGCAACAAATACTCCACAATCATTTACAATGACGGTGAATACGACAACTGCATCTACAATAGCAAATTTAAGATTTTTAGGTGCAATACGTACATTTGCCAAAGCTGCAGCTTATACGGTTTTAACAACAGATGATAATAGTTTATTTACCTATGCTACTGCAAGTGGATATATTATGACATTGCCTGCTGTTTCTACTGTAGCTACTAATTTTACAATTTATATTTCTGTTACAGGAGCTGGTACACAGACTGTTAAACCTTCTGGTACTGATATATTGGTTTATAATGGTACAAATTATACTAATGCTGCTCCTTTGACATTGGCCACAGGTAAGAAAATAAAATTAATAAGATCTGGAACACAATGGTTGGCTTCAGACGGTGCTGCGGGAACTAATAATTTATATGTATCAAATATAAAATTAACTCCTAAAACTCCTTCTGTATTACCTATAAATTCTTTGTACAAAAATAAAACTACTACGGTATTTGATTCAAAAGGTTATAGTGTAGAAAGCTATCAAGATCGCTGTGCGTTAAGATTTAAATTTCCAGTAAATATAGCTACAGGAACAGGCTGTTTAATAGGTTTGAATGATACGCCTAGAGTGACAAATGATGATAGCGTAATTCCTTATGCAATTCAGAATTTAGCAGGTGTGGCTGTTATTTACGAAAAAGGTGTAGCTGTATATACCTCTACAATAGCCATAACTTCAAGTACTTTATTTGAAATTGAATATGACAAAACTCTTATTAAGTATAAATATAGTTTAGATGATGGTGCTACATGGTCAATTTTCTATACATCTATTTCTAAGCGTAATATGACGTATTTCGTGGATAGTAGTTTTGGATCAGCTAAATCTATGATTTCAAATATTCAATTTAGTACTTATGAGTTGGCAAGTGTTGTTCAAGACAATAATGAAGTATTATATGTAGATGGTGATTATACATTGGCAAATAATACTCCAAACGTTGCTCTTGTAAATAGATCGATGGTATTAAAAGGTGTAGGTAACTATGCTTGGGATCGTGGCTCTTACACATTGACAAATGCAGGATTGGGTAATGCAGGATTTAAATTTACTCCATATAGAGATGATAAAGAATTTGCTGTTGGTTTGACAACATTATCAAACAATTCTTATACCTTATCAGATTTACAATATGGTATTCATTTTACTAAATTGGGAACGTTTGATATTTTAAATCAATCGTATTCTGGTACTTATACAGAAGATGATGCGTTCGAAATTAGATATTACCAAAATTCTATTTCTTATTTACAAAATGGACGTGTACTTTTGACTCAAACAAATATCGATCCTACAAATTTAAATCCATTGGCTTTTAAATTGAAAGTGTGTTTATATTCTCCAGGCTCAGGTGTTGCTCAAATAAAGATTGGATCGTATACAGTCGGTGTTCCAGATTTTGGAGCGAGAACTGAAATATTGAGTGATGTTATTAAAGTATATGACAAAAACAATGTAGTACGTATTAAATTGGGAGATTTATCGACATGAGTATCGGTCTCCAAATATTCGATAAAAATGGTGTCCTTAAATTGGACACCACCGATCGTATTTTAAAGTTAGTTGAATCTGTAACAATTTATGCAACTGGTAGTTATCATGTTACGGAATTGTCTAAATATTTTACTTATGAAGGTGGTGTATCTGTAAATAATTTTGGTCAAATAGGCACAAGTGGTATTTTTACAGGTGCCACATCCTCTTCTCAAGTATTAGGTGTACCCTTAATGACATTTGTAGATGAGATGTACCCTTTTAGTACTGTATACTCAACAGATATTTCAAAGTATAAAACTGAAACTAATAATTTCATTGCAATTGTTTCTGATTTTTATTTTATAAGCCAACCATACCTTTATACAGGTATAAGACTTCAAAACAGAATGGATATATCTAATTCTTTTTCTGTAGAATATAATGGCAGACTTTATTTTACATTACGTTATCAGTTTACACAGCAAAATTTACCATCTGGAGATAATTCGATTGTACGTTTTGGAGTAAATATTTATGAATATTGAAGGTAATTTTGGATTAAAAATATTGAATGCTCAAGGGATTCCTATATTCACAAACAATGCTGTTTGTGGTGTAATCAAAGGGCTTGCTGTAAGCGGTACACAATTTCCTTATGCAAATAATATTGCTGTAAGGCCAATAAATGATAATGCGTATATTTACAAATATCCGAGAGGATTAGATGCAATAGGTCCCCATGCTTCAGAAATAAGAACTTCGGACGGTCAACCTTTTGAATATATTATTTTACAGCCTTATACTAAAATTCCAGAAAGTTTTTCTTATGGATTAACAATTAAAAATAATTCAGAGTATTTAGTATTTGATAGTAATATGGATTTTGGAGTCATTGCTTTTAATGGTATTTTAAAATATAATAGTACTTTAGATTTAAGCTTAATACCATCAAGGGTTGGTGCGCATTATTATGTAATGATATCTTCTATGAATACAAGGACTTATAATGCAACATTAAATAACGGTTTAAATTGGATAATGATGACTTTCAATTTTGATTTTGAAAACAGTGTTTGTCATCTTGGAGGTAAAACAATAACTACAGCCAGTGGCGTGGTCAGTGGTCAAAACTATACAAGAACTAATACACATAATGTAATTATTATACAGGCTTAAAATGAAATACGTTATATTTTTTAATATAGAAGATGGCTTACCTAATGTGGTAAATCAAGTCTCCAATCCAGAAGTTTTGAAATACTATGATGGTCAAATTTCGGGAAATTCCTTTATTAGAATTTTAGATACCGAAGAAGATCCTAGATCTATTTTAGAGACTTGGCATATTAATAAACGAACCTATAATATAGGCAAGCATTTACCACAAGCTTCAAATGCTGAAATTTGGAATCCCGACACAATGTCATGGATTTTAGATTTAGATACTTATAAGCTAAATATGGCTGCAGTGGCATCTGATAAAACAAGAGCTAAAATTTATTTACAGTATCCTGTTGAATATCAATTAAATGCTGTATATGATTTAACTCAAGCTCAAATAGATGAGATGCGTAACTACATCAATTCTGTAAGAGCTATTTATAATTCTGCAAAATCGTCTGCGGATTTGAAAGAAACAAAAGAAGAAGTCGATAGTGTGTATGGTCAATTCTATACAGACTTAGATAACTTTACTATAATTGGTCAATAGACCAACATGCGCACAGCATTTCTGTGCAACTTAAACTGCGAGGTTAATATGGCAGTAGATCAAATGGGAAGCGGTTCGACAGGAAGTCTCGACTTAAACTCTTTATTACAATCAGCCCTTTTAGGAGGCAACATGACAGGTATTTTAGGTAGCAACAACGAAGGTCTGGGTTCAGGCGTAGTTCTTGGTCTTTTGTTGGGTAGACTGGGTATTCTCGGCAACGGCATGGGTATGGACGGTTTAAATCCAGCTCAACCACAAGCAAACATGTCGATTATGTCAGGTATCGGTGATATCAAACAAGCTGTGGCTGTTGCAGAAGCAAACATGGTTGCAAATAACTCTAATCAAACAGGTGTTATTCAAAACCAAGTAAGTGGTGTGGCCGCTGCTCTGACAAACACAGTTACTCAAGCCAAAGATGCGGCAGCTGCAAACTCTGTGATGTTGATGCAACAATTGAACTCTGTAAACACAAACTTGATGGAAACTAAGTTTGCTCTTGCAGAAGCAATTAACAATGATGGTGATAAAACTCGTGCCCTGATTCAAAGTATCGAAACGGCCAATTTGAATCGCCAATTGACAGTGGCTCAAAATGAAGTAATTGAATTGCGTAACGAACGCAGAATTCAAGACTCAGGTATCAATGTGACAAACAACATTAATCAAAACAACCAAATGCAGCAACAACAGCAACAACTGGTTGCTTTGACAGGTGCAATACAAACTTTGATCCCTTACATTCAAAACGTAGGTCAAAGTGTTGTAAACTTAGGTACAATGAGTGGCAGTGCAGGCTCACAAACTGCTGCCAATACACGTGTCAATGCCTGAATGGATCTTTTAGGCTTTGATGATCTTATCATAAATAACACCACGGTAATCGAAGATGAATCGACTGATCAATCTGATGATGAAACGGAATCAGAATCCACTCCTGATGAAGATTGCGATCCCTGTGATTGTGATAGAGATGATGACTCAGGAAATGAAAAGAAAGAAGATTCTAAAAAAGATCATCCTAGCAAAGATGCTAAAAGAAATGGTTTAAAAATATTAAAATAGGTATATAAAATTATGAACGAGGATTTGATTAAAAATATTCAAAATCAGCTTGCCCAATTAGGTGCAACTACGCCACAAGCAATTACCAGACAACCTCAATATGTCACGATGGATGATGTGAACAGAGCAATAGATGAAAAATTGAAATTATTGCAATCAAGTCCTCCTTCTAATAGTAATAATCAATCGGTTCCTGTAATGACCGCATTAATTTCTCATTTGAAAATTGGTGAACAAATGTGGTTGTCAAAACCTGAAGTGGTTGATTCTATCGCGGTATTTTTGGAATCGGAAAAAGGTGAAGAAGTCGTGAGACTATTCATGAAACTATTCAGGGAATATTATGAAAATAAAACATGCAGTGATACTTGAAGAAGATGAAATCAATATGCTGTTTGATATGGTGAAAGATATTTGCATGATGACATATCCCACGGTGGATGCTCAGACTGCTGCATTGGAATCTGCCAAAATAGATTTCGAAACTCAATTAAACAGATATATGCAAAAAGCTTTCAAGTATGGAAAGAAAATTCAGAAGTCTAAAGCAGACACTAAAGACACTGAAATGTATAAACCAAAAATGTAATGGAATAATAGACAAGGATGTCGCCTTAATTATATGATTATACGAAAATTGAAAAATGGTTCAGAACTGAAACAATGTTTTAACTTATCTATGGAGTTTTTCGAACAATATAAAATGGAAGGTTTTCCTGTGGATCAACGCTTTGCTTACTCCAATTTGTCTCAAATGTCACAATTTAAATATTTTAGATTATTGGAAGAAGAAGGAAAAATTGTTGGTTGGTATGCTGCAGAAGTGGTTGTGCCTCTATTGTATAATAATACGCGAATGTTACAATTACTTATTTATCATACCACATTAAAAGGGAGAAAAGGGATAAATGCATTACTTGATGTGCATGACGATTTACTTGAATTTGCAAAAGAAAAAAGAATTCCTTATGTACTAACAAATAGTGTACTTCCCAACAAAGCTACATTTGGACGGGTTTTGAAGTCTGACGGGTGGTGTGAGTTCGGTTCGAGTTGGGTGAAGGAAACGGGCGTGAGGCCTCGACAGGCAGCGTCAGGGCGACGAAACCGCAGTCTGGATACTGAGGGCATGGGGCAACTCAACGCGTCGCAGACGGCGTCTCCTGTGGACTCAGGCATGGTCGAACTGTAAAATTAACCCTTGACGGATAGGCCCATTATTTTAAGATATTATTAAAGGTACTTTTAATAGGGGCAGTTATGTTTGGTATTGATGATGCTATAGCCAATAGTGCTAATTTAATTAATACTGTTGTTGAGAGGGTATGGCCTGATGCCACTGAAGTGGAAAAAGCCAAATTGGAACAATTGTCAAAAAATATTGAAAATGAATATAATTTGAAATTGGAACAAATCAAAGTTAATGCGATCGAAGCTCAGTCTCCAAACTGGTTTACTTCTAATTGGAGACCGTTCATCGGTTGGATCGGTGGTTTTTCTTTAGCTTACTCAGCTATATTGGAACCTATAATGAGATTTGTCGCCAGAGTTCAATTTGACTATACGGGTGAATTTCCAGCCATTAACGACGACATCACATTACAAATTGTGTTGGGTATGTTAGGATTGGGAGCAATGAGAAGTTTTGATAAAGTTAATAATACGGTGAAAAAATGAGTTTAACACTTGGACAACATCAGGAAGCATTTTCCAGAGATGTTGCGGCGCTATTTAATAAAGCTTTTGAGCTTGGTTATCAGATCAGAATCGGAGAAGCTCTAAGAACTGAAGAGCAACAGGCAATATACATCAAAACGGGCAAGTCTAAAACAATGAATAGCATGCATCTTAAGAAGTGTGCCATTGACTTGCATTTTCAAAAAGATGGAAATTTGGTGTACCCACAAGAGCTTGGTGACTTTTGGGAATCATTGAATCCATTAAATCAATGGGGTGGTAATTGGAAATCTTTCAAAGATTCTCCTCATTTTGAAAGGCATATATGATAAATTTATTCGAAAAATATTTTGAATATTTTGATGGTTATTTAATTTGGAAACAGTCTACAAATCCACAAAAAATAAGAATCGGGGATCTAGCAGGGGCAATTAGTGTTGGAGGAAATGGTATACCAAGAATGCGTGTATCTTTCTTCAATAAATCATATTATAATCATCGAATTATTTGGAATTTACATTATGGCGAAATCCCTGAAAATATGGAAATAGACCATATTGATGGTAATCCACTGAATAATAAAATTGAAAACCTAAGGCTGTGTAATAGACAGCAAAATTGTTTTAATACTAAAAGTAAAAGAACTTCAACAAGTAAATACAAAGGTGTATCTTTTAGTAATAGAGAAAAATGTTGGAAAGCACAAATTCAATTAGATGGCAAAAACTATCATATAGGTAATTTTAAATCTGAATACGAAGCACATCTTGCTTATTCAGAAGTCGCTTTAGAATTTCAAAAAGAATTTGCTAAAGCTGTATAAAGGTATCGCGCAGTTTGCGGTATCTTATATGATACGTATCAGAAGATACTATCTAAGGAGGAAACTATGAAAAGAGTATTATTAATATTCATTCTGTGTCTGATATCATCGGTAACG